GCTCAGGCTATATATAGTATTTTAATGTTAAGTAAAACTAAAGTTTAAATTGAAATCCCTTTAGATTTTGTGGCTCGTATACGATGAGCTGATAGAGTTTCCACGTACACCCAAATTTCCTGTTCAAGAAATATACACTATTGAGTTCAACAATAGCATGTCCACTATTTCTTGCATAGAGACCGTTTGTCGCATCATCATGTAGCGGGTTTTTGTCAGCGTCGAATACGTTCGGTTTGATTTGGTCTTCCATAGTCGTGTCAACCTTGACACGAAACTTTGGTTCACGATCGGGGGACTGTTTAATATTCGAATTAAACATGGGGAGAAGCTCTTCTTTCGACATTGAAGTACCAAAAATATTTACACTCTGTTCGACAACCGAATCGATGATTTGATCCTCAAGTTTACGGGTGGAATCATAAAACTTCTTCATATAACTCCCATCTTCGTCATAACCCTTGATTGCGAAATCGATGTTGTACTTAGTTTGACCCACCTCTGGTGTAAAACCGGAGACACCAAAAGGCATATACATTCGAGGAAACTGAACACGTAGGGGTGTACCCTGTTTCGTACTTATGACAATTTTTCTATTATTAAACTGATTAATCTGTAGATTTTCAATAGCACTGTCCATTATTCTGTGTTATTTAGAATCTAAAACTTTAAGCCGAACAAGCCACACAATCTGGTTCTAGACTGAACTGGATTGGTCGAGCTTTAGCCTTAGATCGAAGATAATACATTCCCGTTTTGAGACCGGATTTCCATGCATACATGTGCATCGAAGATAACTTGGACATTGTTGGACTCTCCATGAAAAGATTCATAGATTGTGATTGGTCAATAAAACGACCCCTGTCTGCTGCCATATCGATAATGCATTTTTGGCTAATTTCCCATACAGTTTTGTAAAGACTCTTAATATCATCAGGAATGTCTACGATATTCTGAATAGAACCACCAGCTTTAACCATTAGGTCTTTCATATCTTTAGACCAGAGACCCACATTCTTAAGATGATCGACGAGATGCTTGTTGACAACAACAAATTCACCAGCGAGTGTACGACGAAGGTAGATATTAGTGGTGTACGGTTCGAAACATTCGTTATTACCCAAAATCTGTGCAGTGGAAGCTGTAGGCATTGGGGCGAGAAGGAGACTGTTCCTAAGACCCTTTGTTTTTACCTTTTCACGCATAGCATCCCAGTCGTATCGACCACTAAATTTGGTTTCACCTTCCCACATATCTGGTTGAAGAATACCTTCAGAAGCTGGAGAACCCTTAAAAGTTTCATACGAACCATCTATCTCAGCCAACTCCGAACTCGCTTCAAGTGCGGCATGATAAATAGTCTCAAAAATATGTGCATTCATAAGGCGGGATTCCTCACAGTCAAATTGAAGACCACATAGGATGAAAACATCTGCGAGTCCCTGAACACCAAGACCAATTGGACGATGCTTCATATTAGAGCGTTTTGCAGTCTCAACTGGGTAGAAGTTACGATCAATGACTCTATTTAAGTTCCGGGTGACAATCTTGGTAACTTCGTGAAGCTTGTCATAATCGAAGGTTTTCGTTTCCTTGTTTACATACTTTGGAAGTGCAATAGACGCCAGGTTACACACCGAGGTCTCATCTTTGTCTGTATACTCAATAATTTCGGTACACAAGTTAGAACTCTTAATCGTTCCTAAGTTCTTTTGGTTGGACTTCTTATTGCACGCATCCTTATACAGCATATAGGGAGTTCCAGTCTCAGTTTGACTCTTAAGAATAGCCTTCCAAACTTCTGTAGCTGGTACAGTTGCATTAGCTAGACCCTCCTCTTCATACTTTGTGTAGAGAGCCTCAAACTCTTCACCGTATACATCAGAAAGACCCTTAGTCTTATCGGGACAGAAGAGAGACCAATTACCACCTTCTTCAACCCGCTTCATGAAGAGGTCTGGAATCCACATAGCACTGAAAAGGTCCCTACAACGTGCCTCCTCATCACCTTGGTTAAGACGAAGTTCTAAGAAATCCATGATGTCTGCATGCCATGGTTCAACATATACAGCAATCGAACCCTTACGACGACCGGCTTGGTTTACATAACGAGCTGTCGCGTTGAATACCCTAAGCATTGGAATGATTCCATCAGATTGACCATTGGTGCCTCGAATGCGAGACTTGTTAGCACGAATATCGTGAATATGCATACCAATACCACCAGCCCACTTCGAAATTTGTGCACACTCAGTTAGAGTTCCATAAATGCCATCAATTGAATCACCCTTGTTAGCAATAAGAAAACAAGAGGACATTTGAGGTCGTGGTGTACCAGCATTGAATAGAGTAGGGGTTGCATGAATGAATAAACCCTGGGACATTTTGTCATACGTTTCGAGAACAGCTGGGATGTCTTTACCATGAATACCGATAGCAACACGCATAAACAAGTATTGGGGAGTTTCAATCAACTTTCCTTCAACCCTTTGAAGATAACTTTTTTCGAGAGTTTTTAAACCGAAATATCCAAAATCAAAATCACGATCGGTTTTAATATGTTCTTTTACCTGTTGAGCAACCTCAACGACTTCATCTGTGATAATTTTCGCCTTCTGGAGCTTTCGCATCGCGAGATGGAAGTTGTTAGGGCATACTTTATGAATATTACTGGCGATAATACGGGTGGCGAGAACTTCATAATCTGGGTCCGATGTAATCAAACCAATACAAATTTCAGCGGAGAGAATGTCTATTTCCTGTGTGGTGATGTTATCATACATCGACGAAAAAACCTGTTGAGCAATTTTTTGAGAGTCACATTTGTCTGAAAGTCCAGACGTTAAATTCTTGATCCTATTGGTGACGTTATCAAATCTCATATCCTCAATACGACCTGAGCGTTTAATGACTCTCATATACTTTCTGTTCAAGTTTTATTTTTAACTTACTTCTTACAATTAAGATCCGCACTTCTCACAGGTACCGTTCCAACGGTCTCAAATTTACGCGTGGGATGCATGAGATACGTGTTTACGAAAAATGGTCCATCCTGACCAGGTTTCGCAACAGGGGGGTAAGAACCCACGAAACATTTTGGGGCTTCACAGGGAATCGGTTCAGCATTAATGGGTTTGGTGGCATACGCTTCGTCAAAGTTGGCGATGTTCAGCATTTAATATCTACGGATAATTTTTTTCGGCGACTATATTAAATGTGTGATAACCTCCACCTTAATTCCATTCAGCAGTGTGAGACCCCACTGAACACTTTGTTCTTTTCGGATTTCAACAAGAATCTTCTTCAGCGTGGAATTCGTCAGTCGTTCAAGAACAAAACTGGTATCTCCATCGATTATCAAAACCCTGATGACCTGTACGGAATCATGCGGGTTGTTTTTATCAACAACTCTGGTGATCACCATTCGAATATAAACGAACAGGTTAAATTCATGAACGATCGTGTCATATCTACGGCCATGTCTCAAATTCAAACCGGTGTGTCTCAGTATATTGCGTATGCGAAAGATATAGATACCATAAGTACCCCTATGGACCGACCTATGAATACCAGTACCACTGGAAATAAGATTGAATACAATAATAAAATTGGAATCAATTAAAGGTTTGAGTCCCCTGTAGAATAAGTATGAGTCTAAACAAATACAAATGTGAAACAGAAAAGGTGTGTCGGTCTAAAGGATGGGATCGCGCCCCCATCGATACTGTATGGCTTCTCCTGACGGAAGAAGTTGGTGAACTCGCTTCGGCTATTCGCCAGTATAAGAAAACATACAAGAAGACGAATCTAAAAAAGGAGAGAGGAACGGATGTTATGATGGAAATGGGAGACGTATTTTCATACCTTTTTCAACTGGCACATATGCTGAATGTTGATTTGGATAAAATGTGGGACGAACATAAAATTAAGATGGTGGATAAGAAATATAATCTGAAGTAATAACAATAATGAGTGAGTTTATGCTTAACGATGAAGCTGCCATTGATGACATCAACCCATTTGTCCAACACGATTTCTCCCTTCCAGGAGGTGTGAGACAGACGGGCAATTTCCAGGATTTTGAAGAAATTACCCCGGGTAAGGGTATTTTCGAGCCTACAAAGAGCGTTTTTTGTGATACAGGGCTTTGTGAAGATGAGAGACAACCATGCCAAATGGACAAAACACTTCATCCACGACGCAACATCGATTATGGTTTAGGATGTGGAAAACCGAAGAAAGTTAAGGTTGGTGTTTCCGATAGGAAAAAACCTTGGAAGTGGATTCTTATCGCGGTTCTTATTGCTCTAATTCTATTAATTTTAGTACGTTGAAGAAATACTTGAGACGAGACTTCTTTTTACATTCTTGAATCGCGTCGTCGACGCTCTGTTTACAAAACTTTTTAATAAACTCCACTTGCCAAGCACTCTCCATGTTAATACGAGGTGGCTGGAATGTTGGATCTAGAATCTTAACCGCGTGGACGACACGTACGTACTTACGAATATCCTGATCGTAAGTTAAGAAACTTTCGATTGAAAGTTCAGCCATACGTTGCTGCACTTCATGGGTATTTTTTACCATCGTATCAAGAAACTTCTCATAGAGTATTGACTTTTCGTCCGATTTGATTGATACCCAATCCCCGAGAGGTTCTGTATTAATATAATCTGTGAATGTAGAGTACCCCTTATTCCTCTTGTACCGGTCATAGACAATCTCAACATAGGAGAGGTCAGACTCTACATCGAAAACATGCTTTGCAGATTTAAGGAAAGAGGTCATGTACTTAAATGGAGAGTCTCATCTTTAAACACCTAAGTGAGCCACCCACGTTATAAAAAGTATGTCCAAAAATGTATTCAACTATTGCAAATAATAGCTTTTCGTATCTCTTGACACTCGATGAGATACGAAAAGCTCTCCCTGACGAGACCCGACCCTCATGGGTCAAAATTACAACCATCACCATGGTATCAAGCTTTATCCAGACCATTGATATAAAGCGACTTCGAGGTTTATTCGAAGAAATTGGTTCGTATAAGATGAGACGATCGGGAACTAAGACGGAAGGTTTCGAGTGGAAGCTCAAACCTACAACGTTTTATAACCAGGTGACTCTCACGTATCATGACAGTTACAGCACAAAGTCTGTGAAGGTTTTCCCTAACGGTTCGATCCAGGTGGCTGGATGCTGTGATCTCTTCGACTGCAAACGCATCATCACACAACTCGTTCATATTTTCAAAACCTTTTTGGGTTTGAAAATCAAAGTTCCTGTGGATTCATTTCGTGTGGTGATGATAAACTCCAACTTCAGCCTCAACTACAACATCAACCTCCATCTCGTCTCGAACTGGTTCGAGGAGTACGACGACATTTTCAAGGTTTCTTTTGAACCGGATAGGTATTCCGCTGTGAAGATCAAGTTTAAACCTTCAGAGGATATGAAGGAAATTACGTGCAGTATCTTCAGTACCGGTAAGATTATCATCACAGGGGCGGAGACCCTCAAGGAGATTGCGTTCGCCTACAACATTATCAACAACCATATAAATGAGAAACCCGAAATTAGGGTATCACACACAGAAGAGACTGACGTGTTTGATATTTATTTGGGATATAAATGTGAATCATTCATCAAAGTACTAAGGGAGAAAGGGTTTAATTCTTGGATGAGAACAGTTACCAATAGACAAATAAAATTCTAGGTGTATTGTAATAATAAACAATGGCGGCTATGCCTATGTTAGTCGGTGTCGGCCTTATGATGGTATGTTGTTCCAGTTCTAGTGTAGCTGCCCTAATGATGGGTGGTGAGGAAACCCCAACCCCGATCCCAGACACAGGAGCGGGGGCGGGAGCTGATGACTCATGTGACGAGACTCTGAGTGGAGAAAAAGATGAAGGTTACCGTGGTTGCCAGGCGCAGACCCGCTCCGGTAAGACGTGTCAGTCATGGGACTCACAGACTCCTCATGAGCACACACGAAAAGACGAAGCGAAGGGCTCCGCGGGCCACAACTACTGCCGCAACCCTGATGGCGAAGACACCATCTGGTGCTACACGACGGACCCCGAAAAGCGTTGGGAATACTGCGATCCTCTGTGAAGTATATAATCCCATTTACAAGATTTAAATTCTAGGTGTATAATAACAATATGTCGCAGCGACTCGGTATGGCCGATGGTCGGTGTTTCACCATAAACTCGTCAGCCCAGCTCTTCAACAACTATGTCATGAAGCAAAATGGAATTTCTTTCGAGGACAACTATTCTTACCGCCAGCTTCTCCAGAAGCAGGGACCCCAGCTCGTCACTAAGATCCAAGAGGCGGAGCAGGGTAAGGGTCCTTGCAACACCTGTGATAAACCTCTTCTCAAAATGCCCGGTATTTACTAACTGAGCTAAATCCACGAAAAAACTTTAATACCATCTTGTAGAATGTCAACATGTGCCATATGTCTCGGTGAAGTCAAGTGTACGAGAATAAACCCTCCACTTCGATGCGGACATATGTTTCATTCCCACTGTCTACAGGAATGGAAAAATCAAGGTAAGAATACGTGTCCAACATGCAGGAAAGTTTTCGATGCTTCACAATTTAAAATTACAGTCACTATACAAAACAATTACACAGCAACGGCTAATTCTGTGTCCTTGAATGAGGGGTCTATATTTGACGTTTTAGATTTATTTGACATTAATTTTGATGTGGATCAACAAGAAGACGTTGAAAGTATATTAGCGGATCTTGGGATGAGTCTTACCGACTTTGATTCCAGTATCCTTGACACAGAATGAACTACAGTATTTCTCGTAGTTTAAACCTGGGTAGTCCCTCGAAGCTGTACGAGGGTCAGTGATGGCTTTACCTTTAGCATCAGTGAGAAGTGGGCCAGTCGCCCAGCCCCGCTTGTGACTGAAAACGTTAGCCTTAAAAATTACACGTTTACCCACCTTAAACTGACCACCCCTCTTTACTCGTGATTCGGGAACTTTAAAGAATTTGGCTACAGCTTTGATAGTATCTCCAGGTTTGATTTTATATTCAACCACCCCATGCTGTTTGTAAAAGTGAAAATCCCCTTGTCGAATGTAGTTCATCGGTCTCCCAGGAGAAACAAACATCATAACCTTGAAATAACCTTTTTTACATTTTTCATTTGCACCCGCTTTGTACACCTTCTTAGGATTATCGGAAATAACGCGTTTAGGAAGTCCAGTACAATGGGTGTAAGTGTGATTACCATTAGAAAGCCCTGAACGGTCACCCGGTATTGATTTTTGCCACCTGTATGCCTCGTAGTCACCCACGGCATAGGCATAACAATTATTATTCCCAATACCCTTCGGTGTCGACCACCTCCTGTTCGTAAACTTATTTTCCGAACCACTCAGGGGAAGGGCTTTCATTTGTAATTGGCCTAGAAAAAAATATCAGTATGTAATAAAATGCTTCACGAGGTCACTCACGCCAAGTCTCGCTCCGAGATGATTACCGAGCTTCTCATCTTCGCTCTTAACGTTCTCATCAGTACTTTCATCCTCCGTCTTGTCTGGAACCGTTCGCTTTCCAAGCACATCTCTGTGCTCAAGCCCATCTCCAGCCTTCTCGACGCGTTCATTCTTTCCATCTCTCTCCAGGTTGTCCGTGGTATCTAAATAGGTTTTACCAGGTCATCAGTAAATCATTATTGATAAGTTGATACAATCAACTCTTGAATAATAAATAATTAAACTTCGTTGTATCCAACGATCTTCTTACCGTTAGGACCCTTGAGAGTGGGGAAAGCCGTCATACCGTCACAACCACCCTTGTCACAATCGACGAAAGTGTATGGAGTACCCGTCTTCTTCATGTATTCCAACTGTTTGACTGTCCACCCACACCCCTTTGTTCCGTAAACGGTCCACTTTTTACCACCTGGGGAGGCCTTGGTTGTATTCCTGTAGAGCAAAAAGACAACGAGAACGATTGCCACTGCAACTACAATTGTTGAGCGCTGCATATTTTATTATAGGTAAATATTTTTTTAAGGTTTACAAATCTTCTTTTTGAGCATATTGCGTTCATCGTTTGATAGACTGTTCACGTACTTGTTTATCTTTTTGGTATTTTTGGGGGTCTTGAGAGCGTACGCAACTGCCGGGTCTAATGGTCCATTCTTGAGAGGTCTCGCCTTGTTCATCTTATTCGCAAGTTTTCTCTGTGCGTTCTTTTCCCGTGCCAATAATTCCATGAATTGTTTATTATTTGCGTTAGACCACTTGGCCTTGGGTGTGACCGTCTTGAAACGGCCCCCAACAAACTTCATATTCTTACCATCTTGTATGGCGTTCCTTACGTTTTGGGGTGTCTTCATGTTAAAAGGTTGTCCACGTTCGTACCTCTTCATTCGAGCCCTCTCCGACCACGTTGGTTGTGCCCTCCTTTCCCTCTCAGCCTTATTCTTAGCCAAAGCCTTTTCATATGCATGCTTTCTCACGTACTCACGCTTCTTACCG